GATACTCTCCTTAAAAAACGAGAAATAGAAGGTAAAACTAATGTTAACAGACCACGAACTGAGAGCACTCCTGCAGAGAGTCAACCAAGAGTTCCAACACCAATGGAACCGAATAACGGAACTGGAAGCCAAGGTGGAGGAGTTGTCTAATGCCCAAGGCCAAGGACCCAAAACTAGCACGGGCGGGCGTAAGCGGGTACAACAAACCAAAGCGAACGCCTAATCACCCAACTAAGAAGTTTGTAGTAGTAGCCAAAGAAGGTGACAAAACCAAGACCATACGTTTTGGTGACGCTAAGATGACTATTAAGAAAGACCAGCCTGCGCGACGTAAGTCGTTTAGAGCGCGTCACAAGTGTGACACAAACCCACCCAGCAAACTTACAGCGAGGTACTGGTCTTGTAAGAAGTGGTAAACACAGCCGTGAGGCTAAAGCACGTCGTGATGACGTTAGGAGAACATAATGCAAAAACTATTAGTAGCAGTAATGCTGCTGTCGTTACAGGCATCAGCAGACACTAAGATTCTCATAGAAAAAGCAGATCAGCAGTACGTAGTTATACCAAGCTGCAACGTATCTGAAGACGTAACTCAAGTAGCAGTACACAGGCTCAGAGTAGGCGCACCAGTATACATAAGACACAAAGGACGACAAGTCCGGTGTACGATTGAAGACTACTATCAAGTAAGGAGTTAAATATGGCAGGAGCAATAGTTAGAGGCGCAGGTCAAATTGCTAAAATGGCTGAAAAAGTAGCTAAAGAGTCTAAAAAACACGCCAAAGATGTCACGACAAAAAAGAAGCCTAATCAAAAGAAAACTGAAAAGGCTACTAAAGGTCAACGCACCTATCGTGAAGGTCAGCGTAAAGCTGGGGGCGTAGGCGCAGGTGTTGGTTATACAGCGGCAAATGTAGATTTAGATTCTGGTAAGGGTTTGCCTATTGCTGACATGAGCAGAAGCGTCGAAGTACGTGGCGATGGTGACGGTATTCGTTATTTTCAAGACGGTAAAGAAGTAAGATTACCAAAAGGAAAATAAAATGAAAGTCAACGCACCCAAAGGTTACCACTGGATGAAAAGCGGTAATAGCTACAAGCTTATGAAGGATCCTACAGGTGGTTACAAACCACACAAAGGTGCCTCTAAGTCAGCTAACTTTGAAGTTCAAAAGGTTCACAAAAAGTAAGGAGGCTACTATGCCCTACCACGCTGGAAAAAAGAAGAAGAAAGTAAAAAAGCCTAAGGGTTACTAAAATGGCTAAGGCAAAACCTAAGAAAAAATCAGGTCCTACACCTAAAAACAAGGCGTTGTACGCTAGGGTCAAAGCGGAGGCTAAACGTAAGTTTGACGTATGGCCTAGTGCTTACGGAAGTGCATGGTTGACCCGTGAGTACAAAAAACGTGGTGGTACTTATGCCTAGAAAGCGTCAGACAAGAGGAGTTAGTCGTCCCAAGAAAGGTTTAACCAAATGGTTTGCTGAAGAGTGGGTCGACGTCAAAACAGGTGAGAAGTGCGGACGTAGCGGTAAAGAAAAAAAGAATCGTCCGTACCCTTCCTGTAGACCTAAAGCTGTTGCAGCCAAAATGACTAAGGCTGAAAAAGCTTCCTCTGCACGACGCAAGACAGGACCTAAAAAAATAAAACACGCAGTTACTGCCTCAGGGAGACGTAGAAAAAAGTGAGTTACGAAACTAAAGTAAAACAAGCTTTAGACATCTGTTTCAACAAAAACTACTTTAAGGGAAATAAAAACGAAAAAGCCATAGTAATGTATTCCGGAGGTATGGACAGTGTGTCACTACTTTGGAATCTTTTGGAACACACAGAACAAGACATACACGTACACTCAATACACATAGACAACTCAGAAGGACGTTGTAAAGCTGAAGCAGAGGCTATACTGGACTCTATCAACTACATGAAACAGAACCAAAGACCCTTTGAGTTTTCTTCTTCTGTTTACTCTTTGAAAGCGCAGTACCCCGGAGGCAAGGACATGACCCTAGCGTTATTCCAAGCTATGCGTGTGTCCTCTGCAATCAGTAAACAGTTTAACATTGTGTACACTGGAGACTACAGTATAGGCAGAGAAGAAGGGGCAGAAGCACAAGGTGTGCTAAACGCTCTGTGTACAAACCGACGAAGTAAACCTATTTGGTTAGCACCGTTTGAAGAAATGACGGTTATATCTTTAGAACGCAGCAAGGGTATCTACTTAAGTATGCCTGAGGAGCTACGAGAGATGTACTGGTCCTGTAGAAAACCTACAGAAGTAGGTAATGGTTTTGTCGTCTGTGGCGAGTGCCATGCTTGTAAACGTCAAGAAGCCCTAAGAAAAGACTTGACAAACGACTAAAAATCTGCTATACTATAACTATAGTTAACCACTTAGAGAAACTTATGACACCTGAGCTTGAAACTTATTTTAACAACTATAACGAACTCTTCAACCACGAAGGTTTCAAACAACTCATTCAAGAGCTTTCTACTAACGCAACTCAATTAGCAGATATTCAGACTGTAAAAAACGAAGAAGACCTCTTCTTTCGTAAAGGTCAGGTAGCTGCTTTTGCAACAGTAATTAATCTACAGGCTACTATAGAGGCCGCTAGAGACCAAGCAGAAGCCGAAGAAGAAGGCCCTGTAGATGTTTAAAATTTATGACTTCCGTTGTACTAACGGACATGTCTTTGAAGAAATGGTAGAGTCTGGCGTTACAACCAGTAGGTGCGGTTGTGGTGCCAACGCTACTAAAATGATATCTGCCCCGTCTTTTGTACTTGAAGGCCATTCTGGGGACTTCCCCGGACGCCATATGAAATGGGTACGAGAGCACGAAAAAGCAGGTAAGAAATCCTCTCCATAATGATTATAATCACGGAGTTTAATTATGTCAAGAGCAACAATGCTTGATCCACAACCTGAAGAGGACAAAGTGGACGCCATTGAAAACGAAGCCGAAGAGATTCAACAGGAAGCAACCGCTGAAGTTGAGCAACCTCAAGTAGAAGAACCCAGCTTACCAGAGAAGTACCAAGGTAAGTCTTTAGAAGAAGTTGTACAGATGCACCAAGAAGCTGAAAAGCTTTTGGGTCGTCAGTCTTCTGAAGTAGGCGAGCTTCGTAAGGTAGTCGACGACTATATCTCTAGTCAAACGCCTACCCCAGCACCTCAACAACAATACGTTGAGCCTGAAGACGATATAGATTATTTTACAGATCCTCAAGCAGCCGTTAATCGTGCTATTGAAAATCATCCTAAGATTAGGGAAGCAGAGCAGTACACTGCACAGTACAAAAAGCAGTCGTCATTAGCAACGCTTCAGACCAAACACCCGGACATGCAGACAATCCTCAAGGATCCTAAGTTTGCAGAATGGATTAAGGCATCTAAGATTAGGACTCAGTTGTTTGTACAAGCTGACCAACAATACGATGCTGACGCAGCGGACGAACTCTTCTCACTCTGGAAAGAACGGAAGACAGTAGCCCAACAAACTGCTCAAGTTGAAAAACAAGCACGTAAGCAACAAGTTAGGGCAGCTAATACAGGTAATGCACGAGGCAGTGCAGAGGGATCACGTAAGAAAGTATATCGCAGGGCCGACATTATTAAACTAATGAAGAATGACCCTGACCGTTACCAAGCTTTGTCAGACGAAATTATGGCAGCTTATGCGGAGGGTCGTGTTAGATAATCTAGGAGATTAACATGGCTACTGCTACTTATCCCGGCGCAGCGGGCTTTACTGCGAAGACAGAGGCAGATAAGTTTATTCCAGAAATCTGGAGTGACGAGATCATTGCTGCCTACCAAAAGAACCTAAAGATGGCTCCTCTTGTCAAGAAGCTTGCTATGACTGGCAAGAAAGGCGACAAGCTACATGTGCCTAAGCCTATTCGTGGTGATGCAAATGCTAAGGTTGCTGACACAGCGGTAACTATCATTGCAAACACTGAAGGTGAACTGACTGTTGACATCGACCGTCACTTCGAGTACTCACGTCTTATCGAAGACATCGTAGAAGTACAAGCGCTTTCTAGCCTCCGTCAGTTCTATACTGAAGACGCTGGTTACGCTCTTGCTGTTCAGATTGACAATGATCTACACGCAGCAGGTACTGGTTTTGGTGACGGTGGTGCTGTAGTATTCAGCCCAGCAGAAACTGACTACCAGCACAGCGGTTGTTTCTTCAACGACGGCGGTACTACTACTCAGTACACTGACGACACTATCGTTGCTGGTGACGTGTTCACTGATGCTTTCTTCCGTGACATGATCCAGAAGCTTGATGACAACAACGTACCTATGGACGGACGTTCACTCATCATTCCACCTTCGGTTCGCAACACCATCATGGGTATCGACCGTTACGTGTCTTCTGACTTCGTATCTGGTCAGGCTGTAAACTCTGGCCTCATCGGTAACCTCTACGGTGTAGACGTTTACGTCTCTGCTAACTGCCGTACAATCGAATCTGCTGCAGACAACACTGCATCTTCGGTTGACACTCGTGCTGCACTTCTGTTCCACACTGATGCTATCATCATGGCAGAACAGCAGTCTGTACGTTCACAAACCCAGTACAAGCAGGAATACCTCTCAACTCTGTACACGGCTGACTGCCTGTACGGTGTTCAGGTATACCGTCCTGAAGCTGGTTTCGTTCTCGCAGTCGCAG